AATTTAAAACATTTGAATCAACAGAGAAATCAAACGATAAGTTTGCAGTGCCTAATGAAAATTGTGTTGCAGAACTTTGTACAGAAAATTCGAATGGATAACTTAAAGATGCTCTAACAGGTAAATTACCTTCAGCAGACTGTGTAAACTCTATACGAGTATTAGCTGTTAATCTTCTTTGAACACCAAATTCTGCTGTAGATGAAAAAGAAAAATCAAATGATAAGTTCGCTGATGCTAGAATCGTTGGTAATTCTATAACAGAAGAAAACTCAAAACCAAAAAAGTTATTTGAGGATTCTGCTTTAATTAGATTTTTTACATTAGAATTAAAAAGATAATCTAAACTATTAGAAGATTGTCCTACTACGAATACGATTCCATCGCCGACGAACTCATAGTCTAATGTCGTAGAAAACTCTGCATTTGCTGACATGAGCTTTTACTCGCTCTTTTGTTATTCGCCACCTGCGGTGATTGAGAACGAAGTGATGTTAATTTGCTGGCCAACTGCGATGTTTGTATTGTCGAGTTGCATATCGCCACCTAAGCCAGTAGCTGTAATATTACCTTGCATGTGGCATGTGGTGCCTGCATTATTAAAAAGTCTAAAATGTCCAGCAGTACCTGAAGCATCTGCTGAAAGATCTTGCCAACTACCTGAGAGGTTAACGTTTCCATTAGATGGTTCTCCTAACCAATCGTCTGGTAGAGTCATAGAAGCAAGAACCGTTCCAGTGTTAGCTGCTGCACAATTGAGTGGAGGAGTACCAGTCGAGATGGTAAGAATAGCATTATTACCTACATGGTCTTCAAGAGCTTGTAGAGTTGCATTTCTGGCTGTTACAGATAATTTAAAAGCCATTGATATCTCCTTTGTGATATATTTTCTGAATATTTATAAAAAAACAGTTGACACCTATCGCAGCATGGATATAATAGCCTTATGGCTCTACAAATTAATACTATGTTCTTCTTTCAATATCTTCCTCAGATAGTTCAGTACCCATCCAGACTTCAATTACTTTAACTGGAGTAGTACCAACGTTAACAGCTTTATGCCAAGAAAGCATAGGAATATCAATGCTCTCACCGGTTTTATAAACCTTAGAAGTTTTGTATCCATTATCAAACTCAAGATTCATTTCAAGAGCACCATCTACAATGTGCCAATGTTCTGAACGTTTAAAGTGTCTCTGATCGCTTAAAGATTTACCAACATCAATAGAAAGTTCTTTTACTTTCCAATGACCATTTTTATCTAAGTCTCTGTACTTACCCCATGATCTCTGTGTAGTTGGTTTATCCCAGTTTGATAGAATCCAAGAAGAGCTATTCTTCTTATCCTCTCCACCAACTCCAAAAACAAATTCAACATCATCGAATACCATTTCGGGAATATTATCTTTTGTGCGGTCTCCACCGTTTGCGAAGACAATTTCTGAATTACGAGGAAACATATTTTTTATGTGACGAATAGCTTCAATAGCAGAACCATCGTCATCATTAAAACCAAAAGCATTACCTACACATTTAATGTTTTCAACAATGTTTTTTCTTTCTTCGAATGGCATGAATGGTTTACCCTTTTTACGAGTTAACCAATTGTCGCTATTAACTCCTACACAAAGAATATCACCAAGCTCTTTAGCAGCTTTAAAATAAGCTATGTGACCAGAATGAAGTGGATCGAATCCGCCGGTAACAACTACTACTCTCATGATAACTCCTTCATCATATAATTCCAAGCAAAATTAATTCCGTTTTTACCCTTCATATTTTTCTTAGCTGCTGCTATAGAAGGATATACCCACCAATCTTCATAATTGTTCTGTTCATCTACAGCAACGTCTGGAACAAAGAGAACGTAACCAATCTTACTTAATATTTTTCTTGATTCTTCTCTAAATTCTGGTCCCCACCAACATGCATTATGCTGGAATTGAATAACAGAAAACGAGTACTTATTAAACGGAATTCTCTTTAACGCGTCAAGAGACGCATGTTCAGCGTTAATTCTTAAGAAGTCAGTATGTTCTTCTAAACATTGTTGTTTGAAAAGAGAATTATAATCTAAGCTTGCAGCATCAGCCATAATCATAGATGTAGTTCTTTCGCGAGAAAATACATGACTCATTCTTTCTGAATTGTCAATAGAAATTCCCTTCCAACCAAACTCTTCAAGAAGCTTTGTATTACTAAAAAGTGTTGGATGTCCAGAACCAATCTCAACAAATGTTCCGTTGTCTTTACCATCAAGAGCAGAAAGAACAAACATATCTTGGAAATGACGAGAATAATTTTTACCGATAGAATCTAAACCTCTAAACGAGAACTTATATCTTTTTTTATCGTCATGCGAGTACGGAAAAGTACTTGGATAACCGTGTTGTTGCAGTAATTCAGTAACTTCTTGATCAAGATCTGGTGTAAGTGTGTTCTTATATTTTAAATCGAATGCTAGATTTCTCGAATCATCTCTACCATCCGACTTCCATTTTGCTCGAGCATAAAGAAGTTTAAGAGCTTCTATTCCAGGATAGTTTAAATCATCATCCATATCTTTGTATTCTGAGCATTCTATTCCTATCTTAGAAAGCATCATACTATCACGCCATTCGTGTTTACCTTGGAAGTATTTAGCTAGAAAATAATAAGCTTCAGGTCTATCCGGCATAGTCTCAATAGCCATCTTAAGCAGACCTACTACACTATGACCTCTATTTAAATTTCTATCATAGATGAAAGCACTGAGAATCAAACATTTATATTGAAGCCACTTATCGTAGTAAGTTTCTCCAGAAGACATGTCTGCAGCACGAAGATAAAAGCTAAAAGCAGCTGAACCTTGTTCTAAACTATCATATTCTCTTGCAAGCTTGTAAATTTTTTCTGGATTAGTGTAATCTAAAACAACGTCATTCAAAAGATTCATATTTTTAAAAATCATGTCTTACCCTTTAGATAGAAAATCAACAAATACATTTTGCGGAATACGAAGAATAAACGAGGCGTTATCTTGGAAACCAAAAGAAACGAGAATATTATTTCCATGAATAGCTATTCCAGTAACAAATTCAATATTATAATCGGTATTTGTTACGTGATCGTAGTATGTGCCAAGGAAATGAAACGGTTTCGAAGCATGAATTAAATTCCAATCGTTATCCCAGATAAGAACGCGATGAGCATAGTCTCCATCTTTTCTACCAAACGGATCTCTTAATAGATTTGTTTCATGAATGAAAGCCATTCTTTGATTTTCATTAATACGAATTACCTGAGAGCCACCACGAAAATCCTTTGGATATGCTTTTCTTTCGCCTTCATCTAAATAAACATTTGTAGTTTTTCTATTCTCAATATCATAATGCACAACTTGCATTGGATTACACCATTTTACAAAGTGAAATGGCATATCGAGAATAGGCATCCAGTTCTTTTCACAATAGCTTGAGTCATCTCCTGGTGCTGGAATTGGATTACGAGAAATCTCTCTCCACTCACCATCTATAAAATCAATCTCAGCCATCTCCATTCGGCCTTTACCTTTATCATCGTAGCAGTCTCTACGAACACCGCACATATAAAGTTTATCATTCCAAGAAAAGAGTCTTGCGTCTTCAAGTCCAACAAAGTTCCACGTAGGCTCTGTATCAAGAACCATGTTTACTCGGCCGGCAGATTTAAGATTGAGATTTTCATCAAGCTCACACATGACATTGTGAGTCTTTAAAGCTACATCATTTTCTGGATGAATGTACACCAAAGGACCCCACTGGTGCGGAAATTTTTTACCTTCGCTGTGGTATAGAATGTAGTTAACGTGGCGGACATTAACCAGAATTTTTCCGTTGTGTAGAAAAATCGAGGGATTCATTATACCAGTCTCGTTTCCAAGAACACTTTTTGGTATAATTATCGGATGAATAGAGCCGCCTCTCTTTAGCGCATAATTCGCTAGACCACCCATATACAGATCGTGCATAACAACTCCATAATATAGTTATTCAGTAAGATTATTTATCCCCAAGATGGGGTGTATTTTTTTAGCTTACTTTTTTCAATTTTCTTCAATAGAATATTTTCAATGCTGTTTCTTTGCGAAGCTGTAAGACTGTTTTCTATCCAATCTATTACATCTTCTTTAGCTACTACATTTAGATTGATAAAGGATTCGGCAGACACGTTAGCTGCAGAAAGTTCAGTCTTTCCAAGATAACTTGCTCTGCTACCATTCGCATCTTCAGCAATTTTTTTCCAGTGAACAAAAACAATTGCATCTTGAAGAAGTTCACCATCTTGGTTGATTTGATCTTTAAGACCAAGACTTAAAATTTGCCAAGTGTAATTCACTTTAAAATATCCTTAATTATTCCGAGCCAGGAACGGCCCAAGGAAGAGCTGCGCCAGACTTTTCAACAGATACTTCAGCATCAATACGTCTTTGAAGTTGGCTGTCGATGTGAGCCTTGTAAGAAGGATCACCATTAACAACGTTTTTAATCCAGTTGAGAACTGTTTCTTCTGTAAGATCAGCAAAAGCTACAAACGAACCAGCTGGAACGTTAGCTGCGCTGAATGGTGTAGCACCCGAGAACTCACCAGTATTACCATTGCTATCTGTACCAACTACTTTCCAATATGTTTGGACAACAGCATTTTGGAGTGTTTCTCCGTCAGCATTTACTTCGTCTTTTACTTTAAGACTTGTAACTGACCAATTATATGTAAAAGCCATGTTTATCTCCATGTTATGAGTTAGATAATAGATCTATTTATATGACGTTGCCTTTTATGAAAGCTCTCATTCTACTTGGTATTTATTATTTTTGGATAATAGGTTTCTGCTACAAGGTCCGAAGAATAAATACTAACATGATGAAGACTAAACCTGTGAGTTTTATATGATAACTTTGAATAAAATATTAGAATATATCGAATATTCTACAATAGATTTTAAGTGTTTTGTTATAGATGATGATGGTTTAGATCATCCTATAGATAAGAACAAAGCTATTTTTTATATAGCAGAAAATACTAAAACCGTAAAAATAGAAGACATAGAACGGGTAACTAATGAGTTTTATCCGAACACAGTTCACTGTTTTATTTCTCCAGAAGGAGCTAAATCATTTGGCGTTCACGAGGATACCTGTGATGTTACTATTTATTGTATTGAAGGTACTAAGACTATGAATGTTGACGGAGAGCAAATGATTATTTCTGAAGGGGAACATATTTTTATTCCACAGGGTACTCCTCATGAAGCTACAAATCTATATAGATCTGTTATTCTTTCTGTAGGTCAATAATGATTCAAAACAATCTAGTATTTTATATCAAAACAACTGAGACCTGTAACTTAGATTGCTCTCATTGTTTTACTTCTGGTAAAAACGGAAAGAAAATCTATTTCGATCCGGAAAATGTTGCTCGATGGGTAAACGAAGTAAAGCAAATAAGACCTGAAGCAACATGTCATTTTGAATATCATGGTGGAGAACCTTTTCTCGCTAAGATAGAAGACATGAGAAAATTCTATGATCTTACAAAAGACGTTTGGAATGATTCAACATATGGCGCAACAACAAATCTAGTTTACAAGCTCACTGAAGATAAACTAGATTTTATGGATAATGTATTACAGAAAAGAATTGGTACTTCTTGGGATCCTAAGATTCGTTTTGCTAATGAGAAACAAAGACAACTATTTGAAGATAACGTAAGATTTTTAATTGATAGAGGCTACACGATAAAGCTTTTTGTATCTCTTACAAAAGACGCCGTATCGATGGAACCAATAGAAATTTTAAAGTATGCAAAGAGTCTTGGTGTTCAAGAATTAGATCTAGAACGTGTTACATCAAACGGATATGCTAAGAAAAACCTGTTTGTTTTTCCAACGAATATAGAACTTCAACATTGGTTCGTAAAGTTACATGAACAAACAGAAGAGTATGGTGCTCGTGAATGGTTTCATAATGGATTTCTTGAGAACGTGTACTCAAAGTTTGAAACTGGATTTACAAAGGGTGGTACTTTCTGTAGAGACTGTGAACAGAAATTGTTTACCATTAATGCTGATGGCGGCATCTCGGGATGTCCTAATGCAGCACCAGAAGAGGTCTATGGACATATAAATAATTCTGCTAAAGAAATAATAAATTCACCGAAAAGGTGCCAAATAATCGCTAGCGAGCTCAGCCGCGATCCACGTTGTTATCAATGTCCAATGTATAAATATTGCGGTGGGGATTGTCATCAATTAGAATGGGAAGGCGATGTTTGTCCGGCACCTAAATTACTTATGCTAAGATTGGATGAAGAGATAAATGGCAGTACTTACAAATAACATTAACGCACAAAACATTGTAGATAGATTTGCCGATTACGTCGTAGCTAGTGCAAATGCTGGAATTGTGTGGCACAGCGGCGCTTTTCCATTCGATGTTTACTCAGGATATTTTCCAAACATCTTTGGTGGAAAC